GCGTAAACCGTCTCAACGCAGCCGAAACCATCCGCCGCCAGGCCATCGCACTGCAGAAACACATCAGCGAAGCGCTCGCCGACATCCAAACACTCAGCGGCAGCGAGGACATCCAGATCAGCCACGCGCTCACCATGGCCACCATCCAAGCATCCAAAGCACTCAAACAAGCCCACCTGATGCAGGACACGGCCGACATGCTCGACCAAGCCGACCAACGCGACGAGGAAAACAAAATCAGACGCATGCTCATGCACAAGATAGTCCAACAAGGAGAATAAAAAGAGAGGCCCCACCAGCCGGCAGAACCTCCAAGAAACCAACCACCATTCTAGCCGGAAAGCGGGAACCATGACCAGTCAATGCCAACAATGCGGCGAACCAGCACAAACCACCCTCTGCAAAAACTGCGCCAAACACATGCGCCGACAAATCACCAGCCTCGCAAAAACCATCCCAGAACTCCGCGCGCTCGCCGAACGCAAGGCCCATATCGGCGAGCGCTGTGGTGGCGTTCGTGGAGGTTCGGTCGGTCTGCCGGTGAGCGTGCATTGGTTGGAGGTGTATGAGGAGGCGGCCCGTTTGATGCTCCGCCTTGCTGGTTGCGTGGATTTGAAGTGGATGCTGCTGCCGGTCGAGGGGTGGCGGCCGGCGTATCGGGCGGTGTGCAGGTCGTGGTCGCGTGTGGTGTGTTCTCCGTCCGCGGGCGAGCTGGCCGACCGGCTGGATAGGATGCTCCGTCGTATCGATAGGTTATGCACGCCTTCGGATGGTCGCGTGACCGTCGTGCAGTGTCCGGATTGTTCGGCGTCGTTGGCGGTGCCGCAGGGTATGCGGGATGGCTGGTGCCCCGAATGCGGCGAGCGCCTTGATCTGGACATGCTGGTGTCCGGCCGTGTGGATGCCGCGGACCGGGCCGTCATGACGTGCTCGCCTGCGGAGGCGGCGGACTGGCTGACCGACCGTGCGGGACTGCGTACCACTCGCAAGCAGGTGTCGAACTGGTTGGCGCGTGGCCGTCTGCCGAAGGCGCGTCGATTGGGGCATGGCGTGTGGGAGTTCAATCAGGCCGAGCTCATCGAGGTGCGCGATCGCGCATAGTTGCGTATCAGGCTGAGTCCATGTATTCTGTAAAAGAACTTGCACCATGCCCGAAGGGGCTGGTGCTTTTCTTTTACCACCCAGCCCCTGTAGCTCAGCTGGCAGAGCAGCGGTCCGGTACAGTTCGGTACAAAATCGCAATCACGATACGCAGGGAGGCGTCATGGACATGCTTATCGCCATCATCGGCTCATGCGTGGTATTCGCCGCCTGTCTCTTCGCCCTGTGGCTGATGCCATGAGCAATCCACGCTACCATAACGGCCACCGCCGGCGGGAGGGGCAGGCATACTATCGCGCACGCCGAGCCGACTGCTACATCTGCGGCAGGCCGATCGACTACAGTCTGCGGCCGCCGGATCCGTGGAGCTTCGTCATCGACGAGACCGTGGCCATAGCCAACGGCGGCCGCGTCTGCCGTGCGAACAGCGGGCCGGCGCACCGCTGGTGCAACGCGGTCAAAGGCACGCACACGCTCGAATGGGCACGCACCGAAGTGAAACGAAGACTCGCCGGCGGCAAACCCGCAGCCGCGTCGAAACCGCGCGACTTCGAAGCCGCCGACTGGTGAAACCCACGGGAGTATACCCCCTTCATCGTTTCGGAGGCGACCTCGTGTGCAGCGCCTATCTCTCTCCCCGCGAAAAATAATCGTCGCCGGCGACACCATCGACGGCAAAGGAGGCGCCATGCCGGTTCGGACCTGCGCGCAATGCGGCCACGCCATGCCGAAAAACGCCAGCGCCAAACGAAAATACTGCTCGGACAACTGCCGGAAACTCGCCAGCAAGCACAGACACTCACCACAACACCAAACGTCGCCCACGACGCCGCCAGCCAGCGAACCGTCGCCACAGCAGCCGACCGCGCCGGCCACATACCGCGACCTGCTCGAGGTCAGCCGAACCGCGCTCATGCGCAACCTCAAGGACTCGCACTGTCCGGCCACGGCCGTCGCCGGACTAAGCAAACAGCTCCTCGCCGTCGGCAAGGAACTACTCGAGATGGACCGGGAGAAGGAACCAGATCCGATACTCGACGACCCAGAGGAGATGGCAGATGGCATCGAAGACGAACCCTTCGACGCCGAAACTATCTGACGCCGCCCGAATCCTGAACATCCCCGACGGCACCGCGACCACCGGCTTCGGCCGCGCCCGCCCGGTCGGCGTCGCCGACCGGCTCGGCATCCGGTTCGACCGATGGCAGGAGGGCATCGGCACGCTCATGCTCGCCAAACGCGCCGACGGCACCTACGCCAGCTCGGTCGGCGGCATCGGCATGAGCATCTGCCGACAGACAGGCAAGACCTTCACCGTCGGCACCATCATCGTCATCCTGTGCCTGACCACACCAAACCTCAAGGTCATATGGACCGCGCACCGCACACGAACCTCGGCCGAAACCTTCAAATCGATGCAGGCGCTCGTCAAACGCCCCGGCCTATCACGACACTGCAAAGCCATCCGCCAGACCAACGGCCAGGAGGAAATCGCCTTCGCCAACGGCAGCCGCATCCTCTTCGGCGCCCGCGAACAAGGCTTCGGCCGAGGCTTCGCCGCAGTCGACGTCATCATCTTCGACGAAGCGCAGATCCTCACCGAAAAAGCCCTCGAGGACATGATCCCGACCGCCAACGCCGCGAAAAACCCGCTCATCATCCACATGGGCACGCCACCCAGACCGGTCGACCCCGGCGAAGTGTTCACCAGCCGCCGCACCGCCGGCCTCGCACACGACCCGGACAGCACATGGATCGAGTTCGGCGCCGACCGCGACTGCGACACCGCCGACCCCGACGCATGGGCCCAGGCCAACCCGAGCTACCCGCACCGCACGACCGCCAACGCCATGCTCCGCATGCTCAAGAACCTCGGAGAGGACAGCTTCCGCCGCGAGGCCCTCGGCATCTGGGACCAGGACACCGAACACGCGGCCATCGACCCGGAACTCTGGGCACAGGCCGCCACACCGGAACGAGCATCCGGCGGATGGACAGCCATGGCCATCGACATGCCGCCGCACCGCGGATGGATCACCATCGGCGCATGCCAGGCCTACGAGGACGGCACCGCATATATCGACATCGCGGCCCTCAAAGGCGTCAAGAAACACGGCACCAAATGGCCAGTCGATTTCCTCGCCCGCCGCTGGCCGCACCTCGCCGCTGTCGTCATCGACGCCCAGTCACCGGCCACGGTGCTCATCCCCCCACTCAAGGCCGCCGGCATCGACGTGACCGTCACCAGCGCGAGCGACATGGGCAAGGCATGCGGGCGTCTCCTCGACATGCTCCAATACCACGAACTGCGGCACAAGCCGGACGTGCGCCCGCTCGACCAGGCCGTGGCCGGCGCGACCGTCCGCAAGATCGGCGTCGAAGGCGCGTTCGGATGGAACAAACTCGGATCCGACGTCGACATCAGCCCGCTCGTCGCCGCCACCCTCGCCCTGCACGGCGCCGTCACCAGCACCCGACGGCCGGGCGACGAACCAGAACAAAGGATGATCGAACTGCCATGACACTCCTCGAACCACTGCCGGCCACAGTCGCCGGCCTGACGCCCGACGAAGACGACGCCTTCCGCCGCCTCACCGCGAAAATCATCCGCCACCGCACACGCAACCGCATCCGCACCGTCTACTACAACGGCCGCAACGAACTCCACGACCTCGGCTACAGCCTCCCACCGATCGCCAAAGACGTGGAAATCGTCGTCGGATGGCCGGAAAAGGCAATCGAGGGACTCGCCAACCGCGTCGTGCTCGACGGCATCACCACCCAGGACGGCAGCGACCTGAGCAAACAGGTCAGCGACCTGCTCGACGCCAACGACCTCGCCCAGACCGCCGAAAACGCGCACACCGACGCCCTAGTCCACTCCTGCAGCTTCGTCGCCGCGCTCCAAGGCACGCCCGACAGGGGAGAGCCCGCCGCGATCATCCAGGAGTTCCCAGCCGACGTCGCCACAGGCACATGGGACAGCCGCATCCACGGCCTCACCGAAGCCCTGCTCTACGACGTCGACGATGACGAAACCTACGGCCGGCAGATCCGCGCCTGCTACCTCATGCTGCCCGGCAAACTCATCGGATGCGCGAGGCGGGACTGGCAGTGGAGCGTGTACGCGCGCACCGAATGGCAGGGCCGACTGCCCGTCGAACTGCTCGCATACCGGCCGGACAGCAAAAGGCCGTTCGGCCGATCGCGCATCAGCCGCACCGTCATGAGCCTGACCGACAGCGCCGTGCGCACCTTTCTCCGCAGCGAAGTGCAGGCCGAACTCTACTCGGTCCCACCCAGATACTTCCTCGGCGTCACCGAAGACATGTTCCGCGGCAAGGACGGCAACCTCAAGCCACGATGGCAGATCATGCTCGATCAGGTGCTCGCGCTGCCGCGCGACAAGCAGGGCAACCTGCCACAGGTCGGCACGTTCACCCAGGCGAGCTTCGAGCCGCACGCCGCGCAACTGCGCCAGACCGCCTCGATGTTCGCCGCCGCCACCAGCCTGCCGCCCGACTCGATGGGCGTGCTCACTGACAATCCAAGCTCGGCCGAAGCGATCGACAAGGCCGTCAAGGAACTCTGCCTCAACGCCGAAAGCTGCCAACGACGCTTCGGACCAGCATGGGAACGAATCATCGCCACAGCCGCCCGCATCGCCGGCGACGGCCAGGCCACCGCGGTGTCCAGCCA